TATTCATGGAATGGTAGAGGGGTGCGGTTACTGTTCGGAGATCCCGCTTGGCCTTTGTCTGATTTCCGCTCTATTCTGGTTGGGACTATATCTGGAATAGCCGCCGCCTCTTCCAATCAAATAAAAATGGCTATCAAAGATAAGCAGTGGGATTTGAACAAGCCGATTCAAAGTAAGTTGATCGGTGAACCTGTGCTGATTTCGGGAACAACTTACAAGGTTTCCGAATCAGCGGTGGACAGCATAGACGAAATTTGGGATATGGATAGATTGTTAGACCCTTCAGAGTACACGACAGATCCCACGGGAACACCCGCAACATTCACATTGGATGTGGGTCCGGTAGGTATCTTGTCGGTTTCCTATACAGGCGGACCCGCCTCTACCGGACAACCCGTTCCACTGGCTGGGGGTGAAGTGTTTAATGTAACCCCTGTGCTGCTTTCCGCACCCTTGTTGAAATATCAAATCAACGACGGTCCAATAAAGTCAATAGTGCAGGTTAGGGACGGAGGCGTCCCTATAGTTCATACGGATACCCTGAATGACGGGACATTCATTTTAGGCTCTAAGCCGGTGGGCGCTGTTACGTGTGATTTCTTGGGCGCAACGAGTGACGGGGTATTGGTTGAAGGGGTGGGACGGCTTATTCGCTGGTACATCCTCAATCAAACGGACCTCACCACTGCCGATATCAATATGGACAGTCTTTCGGCTTTTGTGAACTTGTGTACTCAGCGAGTTCAGATGTATGTTAATTCCCGCAGGAACGTTTTGGATGTTCTGGACGAGTTGATTAGATCGGTAGGGAGCTTTTATACACCTGACCGTAACGGTAAAATGATCTTCGGAAGAATTGATAATCCTTCTGGAACACCCGTTTTAGAGATAACCGCAGACGATATTGTAGCTGGTAGTTTAAAGATTGCAAAACAATCAGTTCCGTGGCAAACTGCCCGCGTTGCATACGGCAGGAACTATACGCCACAAACATCAACTCACGGTGCGTTGACGGATTCAGAAAAGGCTCAGTATGCGCAGGCATGGAAATATGCAAAGCGCACCAATCCGAACATAAAGACAAGCCACCTGCTGGCAGCAGAACCGGACGCCAAACAAACGGCACTTGTAGACGCCGCAGAAGCCTATATAGAGGCGGATCGCCTCTTGGCCTTAAACGGGGTCGTTAGAACGACATACACGGCAGAATGCCTAATTTTGCCCCTTATATTGAATTTGGGGAATTTGGTCAAAATAACCCATCCTCGATATGGTCTTGCAAACGGGAAATTGGTCTACGTGGTAGGTATAAAAGAGTCAATAGTCAACCGGCGAATTACCTTAACGCTTTGGGGATAACCTGATATGGCAAACATGAGAATCTTACACACAAACGTCATAGACGCTGCCAGCAACCTCACTTCTACCCCAGCATGTGTGTCTACCATGCCTATAAGCAATATCAAAATGCCTGAACGTGGTAAGTTTGCAAGGATGGTGGGGGCTACCTCATGGACCGTCACCGGGGAAGTTATGGGGGCGATAGCTGGATTTAGTATTGTCGGCCACAACTTCACCGGGGGAGCTACTGTTAGATTGCGCCTTTATTCTGATATTGCCATGACCGCAGTGGTGTACGATTCTACGGCATTGGCTGTAGGTACTCCTCAAACGTGGGGCAATCCCGCAGCCTCCCCCAATGGAGGTTTGGCTTGGGGTGTTCTTCCTTGGATGGATACCGGTTTGTTACCGGGAACGCCTGAATATTTTACTATCTGGTTTGCTTCTGTCGGTAATGCGGCAGCTTTCAAACTGGAGGTAGTGGACGCCGGGAACGCAGACGGCTTTTTGCAGATGGGGCGTATTTACATGGGGTCTTATTGGTCCCCGCTTGTCAACGTAGCCTATGGGTTGAAAAAGGCGTGGAAGGAAGCATCTGTTTTGGCAAGAACGGACGGGGGTAGCTTACGCACAGAGGGTTATCTGCCTTACCGTTTCTTCAGTGCTAATTTTGCATATATGGCCGAATCTGACAGGGGTGCTTTTGATACCCTGTTACGAAAAATAGGCAAGCGTGTTGACGTGCTTGTCAGTTTCTATCCGGGGTTGGGGGGTGCGTTAGAGAGAGACTATACAGCAGCGGTCAAGTTTACCAATTTGCCGGACCTATCATCTGTCGCTGCTTCTTATTTTGACACTTCAGCAGAACTGGAGGAAATATAAATGCCCGCAGACTACGCCGCCTATAAGACCGTTTTAAATGACCCTGACTATGCGACTAAGATTAACGACTTCATGGACGTTGTAGAAACCAATATGAACGAGAAATTGGACACGGCGGATTTGACGTTCAAAGAGATCAAGCCGATAACGGCAGATTACACGGTGCTTGATACTGATTACACATTGGAAGTGGATGCTACCGTTGCGGCGGTTACGATAACACTGCCGGAGGCGACAACAAACGAAGGACGCATACTCGTGTTTATCCGTATAGATAGCACAGCCTATGCGGTGAACCTCGGAGCAATCACAACGCTGGACCTTCCCGGCGAGTGCATAACCTTACAATCCAATGGTACGACTTGGAAGAGGATAGCCTAATGGGAATAGATAGTCGCATACTTGTTACCGACTCCGTGGGCTTCGGACGTTACCTTTCCATCAGAACTTTTGATGACAGATTGACCATTACTGATGAAACCACCGGGCAGGTAATGACCCTATCACTTTCTACCACGGTGGAAGGTAAAAATAAAGGGGATCAAATGGCTGGTTCCGTCCCGTTAGAAACTACGTGGGGCGTGGGGGCAGCAGTGGTACAAGGTGCTGTAGAGGAGCTATCGGGGGAAATGGGGGCTTTGGGTAACATAGCATTCATTGTAAGCAGTCATGATCCTTTATGCCCTAACGCTTTCGCTTTGAATTCTTTGAGCGAGGGTATCCTGAGAAATACATCAACCGGTATTCCAGAAATAGCTGTTGCTGCTAACTTCCCCATCCTTAATCAAAGCACAACGGGGAATGCTAGTACAGCTACAAAACTCCAAACGGCAAGGAGCATCAATGGACAGGTATTTGACGGAACAGAAAACATAACCATTACTGCTGTTGCTTCTGATGTATCTGCTTGGGCGAAGTCGCCTACTAAGCCGACCTATACAGCAGCCGAAGTTAACGCGGTTTCTACTACTAGCCCGATTACAGTAAATGCAGCGGCTACGGACCTCACTACGGCTATTGCCCTTTTGAATCAGATACGTCAATTACTTATTGATAAAAGTTTAGCTCAATAAAGGAGATAATTTTATGGGAGATTTGGTTGCTGGGAGAGTCATAACTAAAGAAGTGGTTCTGTGGACCAGTCCGGAATTTCACGGTGCCAAAGCGCAGGAGGGTATTGATGATACTGCGGCAATTAATGCGGCTTTGTTGCTCGGGGCAGGCAAGCATGTGTTCTTCGGACACGGTAAAACATACTGGGTCAATGGCAGCTTGCTGAAGGTGTATCCGAACACCACACTGCACTTGCACGGAGCTACTATAAAAATGCTTCCGGGTAGCTACACAGCAGGGGCTTACTTCTTCGGTAACTCCACGCAGATAAGCTGGCCCTCGGAAGAGCCGGAAGTGGCTGATGTTAAGTTCTTTGGGGGTTTGTTGGACGGCAACATTGCCAACGTAACTACCACGAATGGCACGACCGGGATTCACGCCTACAGGGCAAAGGATTGGGTTATCGAGGATGTGACGATCAAGGATCTTGCCGGAGACATAGGTGTGGGTTATGGTGTTATCGGTTCTATGTCTAATGGAATCCGCATGAACCGCTGCAAAATCAGCAGAACGCCCCGTTCCAATGTTTATATATGGGAAACCAAAAACTTCGTAATTGACGGATGCACTTTTGAGGGTTCCCATTATCGCGACTGTGTATCCGCTGGCGGCAATATCCCGCTCCAGCTTCAATCGTCTACCTTCTCGATTACGAATAGCTGGATGAAGAATACCCTTTCTACCTCAACTCACGTAATTCGGTGCTCGGGTCCGTGTGAGGGTTTCTTGAGCAACGTAGACTTGATCGGCTACATAGCAGGTAATGGCGGAGGTAAGGGGGCAAAAGCCACTGTAACCGTAAGTAGTGGTGTCGTAACTACCATAACAGTTACTAATGGCGGGAGCGGATATGTCACAGCGCCTATGGTAAAAATCATCGGGGGCGGTACGGGAGCAACTGCAACAGCAACGATATCCGGTGGTGCTGTAACTGCGATCAATGTGACCGCAGGGGGTACTGGTTACAGCCTTGCGGAAGTTCAATTCATTTCCGGGGGTTCTGGAGCAATAGCAACTTCGGTAACATCAGGTGGTGCTATAACTGCGATCAATGTGACCGCTATAGGTTCTAAGTATGATAGTTCTCCCGAAGTTCGTATTTATGGTGGTGGTGGCAGAATTGCTACCGCTACAGCTTCAGTTGCAGACATGGTAAACACTATAGCCATAACAAACGGAGGTAGTGGCTATACTTCGGCTCCTGATATATCAATAACTGGTGGAAACGGCAGTGGGGCGACTGCCGTGGCGACAATCACAGATGGTATAGTCACCGGAATAACTATCACTGCCCGTGGCACCGGATACACCGCCGTACCTACCGTATCCTTCTCAGGGGGAGAGGGTACAGGAGCAGCGGCAACTGTTACCGTAGCTCGTGGTGTTTCTTCCATAGCTGTTACTGATGGAGGAAGCGGTTACACTGGTTCTCCTACAGTTTATATTGGGACGGGTACGGAAGGGATTTACATTACCAGCGAAGCTTTTCAGGATATCAAAGGCATCAACGTTCGGATCAATAACGCATACTACGGCATTTTGGTAGAGAGTAACATAAAGCGGAATGTTGAGTTTACCAATTTGTCTATTGGGGCTATGGAAGATTGCGTTAACGGGGTTCGTGTCAATGCCAATGGAACTACCATAAAGTTAAATGGCGGGACTATCAAAGCTCTCACAACCCCGCTGTATATAAACTTCACACCTTCTTATTCGGTCCAGGGGGTGGACCTTATCGGAGGCACTACTGCTTCTACTGTCAGTAGTCAGATAGGAGGCATGGCCAGATTTGTCGGTAACGGGGCAAACGGAAATACGAATACCGGAGGTTACTGTGTTCTGTTTGGTGGGGATGGGGAGCCTATCATTGTAGGCAATAGAACTGTAGGCAATACAGCCAACCTCATGCGGTGTATTACCTCGGCGATTGCCTACGGCAACAATTCGCTACAGGTGGACGGTGTTTTGAAGACCGGTATGCTAGCCAAGAAAGGAACGACCGCTGCTCGACCTACCCTAACCAGTTCGGATACTGGAGCTTTACATCTTGATACTACCTTAGCTGCTTCAGGAATGCCCATCTTCTGGACGGGTTCTCAATGGGTAACTGCATTAGGTAATACAGGGGAGCATGTATCCTCCTTGATACCTATCGGTTCCGCAGTATCCTTGACAAATAACGTAGCAACAAACGTAACTAGCGTTGTGCTTACGGCGGGGGAATGGGATGTTGAAGGTAACGTAAACTTATCGGCTAGTGGTGCAACTGTAACCGCTATGTCGGCGGGCGGGACTTCTACTTCATCCACCGTTCCCACTGACGGGTCGGAAGTATATGATGGGCAGCAATCGACAACTACAACTTTTAAAACTTCATTGGCTATCCCAAGAAAGAGGATTAGTCTTTCTGCGACAACTACGATCTACATGGTAGCAAAAGTAACTTTTTCCGCTGGTACTGTTGCGGCATTCGGTGCGATCATCGCACGACGTTCTCATCACGTAGCTTAAGGGGGTAGTTGCAATGAGTCTTGAAATCTGGAAAGTTGATACTAAACCCATTGTTTGTTCTGTAGGCGTTGCACTTGACGAACATCTCTTTACATTGACAGCAACCCATGCTACATTGCCCGACGAAATCGTTACGATAGAAGGTGAAATAACTGATAGCGAAAATGGTACGTTTCAGTTTCCAAGAAATGCAGAGACGTTTGAGGAAGGGACGTATAGCGCAACGATCAGCATTCAGCATCCGACAGGCAACGAGACTTCGGACCCCTTTTATATCAATGTAGGCGTGGCGTGAGGGCGATTGCATGACAACCCCGATTACAATTCATAGCACTCGTTATACGATAGCAATCCAACAAAGTCGCCCCTCCATTACAATTGATCCCCGCACAAGCGTTGTTGTGGTGGGCCTGAAAGGGGGATTGCCGGGACCGAGAGGGCTTCAGGGACCGCCGGGATTGGGTAGCGGTGGGGTTATAACCGCAGTAACTACAGCAACAGGAGAGCTTGTTGTTCCTCAGATAATAGATGGTGTTTTAGATTGGGTTATTTCCGGTTATAGTCAGGCTTCACCAGATATTTTTATTGCAGAAACGGGTGAATCACTACAAGCTTTTGTGACCAATGGGGATGAAGGACAAAAATTCATAGAATGGAGGGTGTTATGAGATTGAAGTTGTGTTTGATAGCTGTATTTATCGCCGTTGCTTTTTCTGTATACGGCGGAGTACCTGCCAGTACAGGTTTATTGACAGACTCCGGGAAGATTCAGGGTGTACCAGTAAGAAAACTTACCGTAGCCGACGATGGGAAAGTACCCACTTTCGTTAACTCTTCTAGTGCTATCAAATGGCGGGTTGTTGGTAGTGGATCGGTAGCAAGTCATGAAGCCAATTATGATCATCTGGACATACCCGGCTCCAGTGAGAAAGACGCGCTAGTAGGGACCAACGGTACACCGGGGGCGGCTAACCCCTTCGTGACAAATTCTGACCCGCGTATGACTGATTCTCGTGCGCCTATTGCACACAATCAAGCGGCAACCACCATAACTTCCGGTGTGTTGGATGGTGACAGGTTGCCCGTTATCTCCACTACAAAGAAGGGTTCAGTTCCTGCTACCGGTACGCCATCAGGAAAGTATTTGTATGATAACGGCACATGGGCTGATCTTTCACCTTCTTTTTCGTCTCTTACCGGCACACCTACTGATAACACTGCTTTAGGTGATGCTTTAGCAGGTAAGCTTGATGCTACAGGTAGTGGTGCTGGATTAACCGGTTTGACGCCTAGTCAAGTTGGAGCTGAACCCGCCGACGCCACCATCATAAAAGAGGCTGACATAGGCGTTACGGTCATGGCTCCCTCCGGCTCCCAGGCATCCACAACCGGGATCGGCGGGGATGTGGTGACAGCCCTCAGCCTCAAGGCCGACACGGCAGACCTCGGCACCGCAGCCTCAGCCGACATAGGCATCACGGCAGGAACGGTAGCGGCGGGGGATGATAGCAGGTTCGGGGTGGACTCGACAGCGAGATCGGCGGCTGTGGCGGCTCAGGCTACAGCTAATAGCGCGTTGCAGCCGGGGGGAGATGGGAGCGGGCTGACGGGGATCACGGTGGGGCAAGTGGGGGCTGCAAAAGCACTGACGGGAGTTGTGCAGTCCGCCGCGCTGTGCAACGGCTCAACGGACGACACGGCGACGATCCAGGCCGAAGCTAACGCAATTTCCTCTGGCTACGTCCAGTTGCCAGCAGGTAATTGCATCATTGGTACGTCAGCAACATTGACCCTTCCTGCCAAGGTGGGTTTAGTTGGGGCGGGCCGGTTCAGTACTGTGTTAGTGGGGAATCACGCCACGAGAGACTTGCTGGATGTAGTAGGGTCTGAATCCTATGTTAAGGATATCGGGTTTGATTCCCAAGTCACTCGCACAGGAGGCGCTTACGTCCTGCTGCGAGGTAAAGAGTCGTTTATAGAAAACTTTTTCATGGATCATGACTATTACGGCATCATCATGACGGGTAGCGTGAGCAGAATCAAGCATGGCCGGTTTCAGGACGGAGCGGCGGGCGGTATCCGAATCAGGTCTGAGGGGGGCGATAATTCACAGGGCATCGATGATGTGCTTATGGGGGCGCAGACTCCTGCTAACACCGCTGCGGCTGGCATCAGGGTGCGCAATTCCTCCGCTTTGATGATAACCAATACCAGCGTCATTCAGCAGGGGGTGGGTCTGCTGATCGATCCTACGTCGTCCTCGGAAAACGTATTCTCTCTGTACGCAGAAAACTGTTTCTTCGACAACGGTACAAACGGGATCAAACTAGCGCCCACCAGCACGGGCGGGGTTTACCGGTCCAGGTTCAGCAATGTATGGGCCAGTTCGAGCAGCGGCGACGGGGTGTTGCTTGATGCTACTGCTGGGACAATTAATGGTATTCACTTCACATCCCCGCACGCGCTACTGAACGGAGCCAATGGTGTAAAGTTAGTAGGGAACGTGAGCGGTGATGTTTCTGTACTTGGTGGTGAGATCGCCAGTAACACAACTGCTGGTGTCTCTATAGGGTCTGATATTGATAATGTAAACATAGTCGGGGCAACGATAGGTGCGGGTGCGGGTGGGCTTAATGGCAATGGCACTTATGCAGTGACAATTGCATCGGGGGTTTCCAACAACATCAATATCACCAACAACCAGATGATTGGGAATACATCTGGAACAATCCAAGACGCCAGCACCGGGACCAAAAACTTCCGGGATAACGCCGGGAGGACAACAGAGACTGTTTTAGGCGGGAACCAGATTACGGACGGCACATACAGTAAGTCATGGACGGACATTCTCACGGCTGATTCGGGCGGCGGTGGATCTGTTACCAGCGTCACCTCGGCTAATACAGATATATCTGTTGCGGACACGTCCACAACTCCTGTGCTAACCCTCAACAGTGGTACAGGGGCGAACCAAATAGTGAAACTTGACGGTGACGGCAAGCTCCCTGCTATCGACGGAAGCCAGTTAACCAATGTGTCAGGCACATTTACTGCTGGCGACGGTTTGAGTGAAAGCGGCGGTACTATCGCCGTGGATACCACCGTTGCCAGATTAACGGCAGGCGGGGCTTTGAATACGGTCACCACGGCCTACTCATATGGGTCGGAGTTAATCACCCCCACCGATTATACCTCTGGATGGACTGGAACGGGATGGTCTGGGTCTGGCGGGGTCATTACTGGCTCATCGACATCAGCAACGTATTCATACACCGGGGGCAGTTCGCCCACCATCGGCGCACGATACAAAATATCATTCACTTTAGCTAGCAGAACGGCCGGAGATGTAGCTATAGCCGCAGGCGGGAATACTATTTTCCCTACCACGTCGGCACTCGGCACGTACACCGCTGAAATTACGGTGTTGAATACTGACACCAACTCTGGAAAGTTGTTCCTGATCGGGTCCAGTTCATTCTCGGGGACTATCACCAACGTGAGCATGAAACTACTGACTACATTCGGCGATGTGACGGCTGGAAACGACGTCACATCGAATGGGAGACTAACTGCGTTTTCCACTGACCAAACACCCCAGCGCCAGGGTGTTCTTTTGTCAGGCAGGGGGTACGTTTCCGGCTCGCCCACGCAGACTCACGGTTTGCTTCAACTGTTGGGGTATAACGGGACCGGCAATAGGCAATGGTGGCTGCTAGATAGCACGCAAGTCGGGGCCGCGAACAAATACGCGGTTCGGTTCATCCTCGGTTTCCCCATGCCTATCATCGACGCCACATCAGCAGATGGCGCGACGGGTGGCAACCTTAACCTGGCAACCGGCGCAACATCGCATATAGGCATCGGTATGGGGGTCACAGATGCTCAATCCGTGGTAGGTGCTAAGCTTCACGTTAAAAACGGTGCTGCTGCTGAAATAGCCCAGATTGTGCAGGGTGCATCGTCTCAAAGCGCCAACCTCACGGAATGGCGCAATAGCAGTGCGGCTGTGCTTGCGTCAATATCGGCGGGTGGCGCAATTACAGCGGCCAGAGTCTTAAGCGCAGGCGGCACCGCCCCGACACTATCCAGTTGTGGGACAGGCAGCACCATCACCGGGAATGACAACGATGGGGCTATAGCACTGGGCGGCACTGGCGTGACTGCTTGCACGATAACAACAGGTTTCACGACCGTTTATGGATGCCAGGTGAACTCTAACGATAACTCGATAGGGGTGATTCGTGTGGTCCCGTCCACAAACACGGCACAATTCCTATTCACCTCTAGTTCCGCTGGATCGACGCTTTTCTATCACTGCGCAGGCATATAAGGAGCCAACATGACCAGACCACTCGTCATCCTCGCCCTGCTGCTCCCCCTCTCCGCTCATGCCGGGGATCTCCGCATAGTGAAATGTACTCAGGGGCTGTATGCGGTGCAGGAGTACGCCGCCGTCATAGATTGGAGCGACGGATGGGATACCCGCAAGATGATTTACGATTGGCGCACCCTTCCCGACGCCTCCGGCTGCTACCCTATGGATGCAGCACGGCAGATCAGAGACGACGAATCCGCATGGAGAAACCGACCACCCGCGCCTCAGGTAATTGAACCGGTGCAGGTCGTGGAATAGGAGGTAAGGAATGAAAATGAGCGCAAACGGGCTGAAGCTGCTGAAGGATTGGGAAGGGTGCGTGCTCAAGACATACCTTGACGCCGCAGGGCTGAAAACTATAGGTGTTGGCCACCTTCTCACCGAGACGGAGAAAAAAACAGGCTACATCAATATTGCTGGCAACAAGGTGGAGTACGCCCACGGCATCACGCTACAGCAGGCGCTCGACCTTCTGGCACAGGATGTAACTCCGGCAGAGGAAGCGGTCAACAAGGCCGTGACGGTCTCTATCTCGCAGAACCAGTTTGACACTCTGGTGTCCTTTGCGTTCAACGTGGGGTGCGGCGGGTTTCGATCCTCAACCGCCTTGAAGATGGTGAACCAGGGACGTTACGACGATGTGCCGGAGTGGTTGGCGAAGTGGAACCGGGCAGGCGGGAAAGTTTGCGATGGGTTGATTGTCCGGCGCAGGAACGAGATAAAACTTTGGGAGACGGCGTGAAATACCTTGCCCTCATCCTCGCCCTGCTCACCCTCCCCGCTTGCCACCCCTACGCCATCCCTGAGACGGTTGCCCTTGAGGGCGGGACCAGCGTTAGACATGAGGTAGACCAGCCGGCCGTGAAGCAGAACACGGCATTGGTCCGAGTGCTTTGGAGGCTGCGGTAAGGTTTGAATCAGGGAGGTAACATGGAAGATCACGACCGGATCAAGATGTTGCAGGACTACTGTTACTGCCCCTCCTACCGCTCTTCCGGCACTCACGGGGCGCATCCGAAGTGCCGGGAATGCCGATACAACCCGTCCGAATAGGAGGCACCATGGCTGAAAAGATCAAGTACCGCGAGGGCTACAAGTACGTTCTGCACGAGACCTACTCGGTCCAGACATCCATCCGGCCGCCGGCGGACATCGTCACCCCGTTCATCACCCTGACGGCGTCCGGGCTACTCATACTGCGGGCAGGGTACGCCAGCGACGGGCCGAGCGGCCCCACGATAGACACCAAGAACTTCATACGCGGGGCGTTCGGGCACGATGCCCTCTACCAACTCATGCGTATGCGGCTGCTCGATTGCGGCTGGCGACCGGCCGCCGACCAGGAACTGGACCGGTGGTGTAAAGAGGATGGGATGTGGGGGATACGCCGCTGGTGGGTCCTGCGCGGGGTGAGGTTCGGCGGGGAAGGATCGGCAGCGTGGCAAGAGGACGAAGTACTGGAGGCGCCGTGATATGAACTGCACCCCCTGCCAGGTCATGATGCTCCAGACCGGGGAGCTGCTGCAGGCTCTGCGCGCCGAGACACTGACTCCGGAGACCGCGCTCCTGGCGCGGCGCCTGGCGGGGGCGCTTCATGTCGCAGGTTTTCACGTAGTGGATCAGCAGACCCACGAACTGTTCGGAGAGCCGCAAGGCCGAGCGAGGCACAAGGAGCTGAAGTGAACTTCTACTGCAAGAAGAGACGTGAGACGTTGGAAGAGGCCTGCGCCGACTGCGAGGATTGCCCAGGGTCCGGGGTGGATCTGAAGCTGAACAGTTTCCGCAAACCAGCCATGCGGATCGAGGATGTGTTTGAAGTTCTTGGTGACATGGTGAAGTAATTGATGTAAGGTTCTTGCCAATTCTTTTAGGAGGGGCGGCGTGCTGACAAAAAGCGGCATATACCAGATTCGGAACACTGTGAACGGGAAGATCTATGTGGGGAGTTCCAAGCGCCTACAGACTCGGTGGGCGCAGCACAGGAACGAACTGACTAAGCGTAAGCACGGTAACAGGTATCTCCAAGCCGCCTGGTCCAGATACGGAGAGTCTTCATTCGTCTTTGAACCTCTGGTTATCTGCTCCTGCGAAGATTTACTCTTCTACGAACAGCGGTTTATCGACGGACTCAAGCCGGCGTACAATCTCAGCCCCTCCGCAGGGCGAAACTCAGGGCTTGTGTGGTCCGAAGCACAGAAAGAGGCGCTCCGTAAAATTAAGGCAGGTCAAGCCTGGGTGGCGAACATGAGCGCCTCCAAGACAGGCAGTACGCGGCCGGATACTGTCAAGCGGCAGATCAGCGTTAAGATGCAGGCTGTCGCCGCTGATCCTGAGTGGCGCGAAGCTATGGTAGCGCGGCAAACTGGGAGCCGGCGCACACAGGCCACCAGAGCACTGCAAAGCGAGATCAGGCGGAAGCACTACGAAGACCCAGCAAATAGGGTGATCCTGAGCAGGATTCAGTCGGCCCGAGAGGATCACACCCGTTTAGAGCTGGATGAGGCCAAACGTACTATCACAGAGTGGGCGGAGGTTACAGGCATCAGCATGTGGGCGATACGGCAGCGCTTAGACGCAGGCTGGAGCGTAGAGCAGGCGCTAACAAAGCCAAACCAGAAAGCGCTCATCGAGTACAACGGCGAGCGCAAGCTGCTTGCGGATTGGGCCAGGGAGTACGGGCTTAAACCTGAGACTCTTGCGCAGCGCATGAAGAAGTGGGACATGCACAAGGCGCTGACTACCCCGATCCGCGACTGGAGTAACAGGTAATGGCCGAAGGAATCAACTATACCCCGAGCCCCGTCATCCGGAAATTTATGCTCGACGATTCGTTCTTCCGGGTCGTCAAGGGACCTTACGGCTCAGGTAAGACAACCGGCTGCGTGATGGAGGCGCTGCGGCGCTGCATCCAGATGCCTCCATGCCCCGACGGGGTCCGCCGCAGCAGGTGGGTCTTCGCCAGGAACACGCGCAGCCAATTGACGGACACGTTGCTCCGGTCGGTGCTGGAGTTGTTGCCTCCGGGGATCGGGTCGTGGAGTGTGTCCAACTTCATTTACACTCTTAAATTCGGGGAAGTTCACGCCGAATGGCTCTTCAGAAGTCTTGACAGTCCTGAGGACATCCAGCGCCTCCTGAGCCTGCAACTTACCGGAATCTTTATAGAAGAGTGTCGTGAGATCCCTCTAACCTTGGTACTTGAGGCTCAAACCCGCCTCCGCCGATTCCCCAGAATCCAGGACGTGCCGGAGTACTGGAGTGGCATGATCTGCGCGACCAACCCCCCTGAGATAGATTCCGACTGGTACAAGCTGATGGAGCATTTGCCACAGAAAGAGGACGAGCCGACCACTGTAGTGCCGGCGGCCGTGTTCATGCAGCCGTCTGCGATGTCGCCGGAAGCGGAGAACCTGCAGTACCTACATAAAGACTACTACACCGACCTGATGAAGGGTAAGTCCCAGGACTGGATCGACACCAACATTCACAACCTCTACTCCAAGAGCCAGTTCGGGAAGCCAGTTTACGAACGATCCTTCCAGTACGACAAGCGCGTGCAGACAGACTTGCCAATTTACCAACACCTCCCCATTGTAGTCGGGATCGACGGCGCGCGGAATCCTGCCGCAGTGTTCATGCAACTCGGCCTCGACGGGCGCCTGCGGAAGTTGCGGGAAGCCACCGGTTTCGAGATGGGGTTTCGCACCTTCGTATCGACACTGATGCAGCCTATGATCTCGGCATACTTCAGCCATAACCCCTTGATTTTCGTGGGAGATCCGTCTTGGACGAGACAAAATGAAACCGACGACGGCAGTATTTATAAGCTCTTGAAGAAGCTGTACGTCACCGATAAGCCAGGGTCGGGGAACGTGGTTAAGCCCTCGGAGACCAACGATCCTGTGAAGCGCATTAACGCGCTCGACGAGCCTTTCCGAAACATGTGGCCTGACGGAGAGCCGGGGGTCATCTACGATAGGCGCTGCGCACTGCTCATAGAAGGCCTGCGCAGTAAATACCGCTATGTCAGGGTGAAGGGGGCCGAAGGGCGGTACAAAGACTCGCCCGATAAAGGCCACCGCTGCTCTCACGTAGTGGATGCAGACCAGTACGGCACCATGTTCATTTTGAGCAAGCGCTACAACGCTGCGGAGTACGTGCGGAGCACCTATGACCCAGCCACCCGCCGCACCACCCACCAGCGCACCGGCGACAGCTACGTAGGATATTAACGGAGGCCTCATGATCGTCCTGAACAACGAAAAACTGGAACAGCTCGGGCAGAAGCTCCGGGCCAGGTTCTCCACCTACGAGTCCGATCGGCGCCAGCTGGAGATCCAGTGGCTGAAAAACCTGCGCCAGTACAAGGCGGTCTACGACCCGGAGACGGCGAAGCAGCTGGAGGGGCGCTCCAAGGTCTACCCCAAGGACACCCACACCAAGATCGTAGGCTGGGTGGCGAAGCTGATGGAGATGATGTTCCCGGCGCAGGAGAAGAACTGGACCCTGCAGCCCACCCCCTTCCCCAACGTCGCCCTGGCCGATCTGGACAACATCATCAAGACCCTGACCGAGCAGCAGGCCGCGGTCGCCGCCGAGCAGGGGGTGCAGCCCGAGCCGCTCACCTCCGAGGCCATCGAGGAGGCGGTCAAGGAGTTCGCCAAGCAGCGCGCCGCGCGCATGGAGCTTGAGATGGAGGACCAGCTGGCCGACTCAAAGCTGGACTACCCCGAGCTCTGCAAGAAGGTGGCGCGCCGGGGCGGCATCTACGGTTTCGGCGTGGCCGAGGGTCCGCTGGTCTACACCACCAGCTCCCGGGAGTGGCAGCGCGACCCGTTGACCGGCGCCTATGCCGCAGTCTCCGAAGAGGTGAACCGCCCCTATTACGAGTCGCTCCAGGCCTGGGACGTCTACCCTGACCTCTCCGCGAAAAGCTGGGACGCGCAGGAAGGGCTCTTTGTCCGCAAGGTGATGCCCAAGCACTCCCTCTCCAAGCTGATCGATGACAAGAACTTCATCGGCGCCGAGATCACCAAGTACCTGTCCACCTCGCAGGGTGGGAATTACAAGCCTCGCAGCTACGAGACCGAGCTGAACGAGATCAAGCACATCAGCGAGAGCCAGCCCAACATGAGCCGGCAGTACGAGATCATCCGCTACTATGGCTTCATCGCGGCGCGCGACCTGGCCGAGATCGGGGTCTCGATCCCTGAGACGGCCATGGAGAAAGACATCCTGGCCGATGTCTGGCTCCTGGACAACGCCGTGATCAAGGCGGACACCGCCCCCTTCGGCGAGAAGGTCTCGGACATGTTCCACTCCTATATCCCCGAGGAGGACGAGGACGGCCCGCTCACAGGCACCGCCCGGGTCGAGGTACTGCGCGACAGCCAGCTGAAACTGTGCGCCATCGACCGCGCCACCATGGACAACATGGCGGCCACCGCGCAGTCCATCGTCGAGGTCAACGAGGATCTCCTACTCCCCGAGAGCCAGGGCCAGCGGATCTCCGGGGGCATGACCATCCGCCGCGGCGGCGAGGGGGCCGAGGCCAACTACCCGGCGGTCCGGACCTACGACATCCCCTCCCACATCCCCGAGCTCCTGGACCTGCGCAAGTCGGTGCTGGAGGTCTTCGACGTGGAGTCGAACCTGCCCTCCTGGCGCATGGGGAACGCGCAGCCCCTGGGCGAGGCCTTCCGGACCTCCAACAACATGAGCATGATGGCCTCCGGCGGCGACATGGTGACCAAGGACGACGTGCGCGCCTTCGACCGCTTCGTGAAAAGCCTGATCGGGTCGCTGGTGTCGTGGAACATGGAGTTCAACCCCAAGGAGGACATCAAGGGGGATTTCAGCGTGATGCCCAAAGGCATCCTGTCGCTGGTGGCCAAGGAGGTCCGAGGAGCCGCGCTGGCGCAACTGAAGACCACCCTCACCCCGCGCCAGATGGTGCTCATCAACGAGGACGAGTTCCTGATCGAGGAGTTCCTCTCCCGCGACCTGCCACGCCGGCTGGTGAAATCCGGCAAGGACGCACAGATGGCGCTGGATGCCTATGACCAGCAGCAGGCCGCAGCCGCTCAAGTCCAGCAGGATCAGGAGACCGCCAAGACCGAGAAGCTCAGAGGGGACGCGGCGAAGGCCGTCGCCTCGGCAGAGGAGACCGCAGCACTGGTCGAGTCCAAGGTCCAGGAGCTTTTTTCCAAGTATGTAGCCAACATGGCGAAAGCCAAAGGAGCCAAAGATGGAACCGCTCTACAGGCGTCAAAGCTTCTTCTCGACGCAACAAAACCTGAGGGGACGAAAGCTGGAGCTGGAAAAGCTTCTGCGCGAAAGGCTGCAAGCAAGTGACGTCTCCGACACCCTGTTCGAGTACCTGGCGGTGCGGCGCGAGCAGGTCCGGGACAAGCTGGGGAAGGAGGGGGGAGAGCGCGAGAAGGGCGAGGCGGTGACCTTGGGCGAATTACTTGAACTTTTTAAGTCCCAAGGTGCAGATTCCGCTTGACTTACTCACTGAGTAGGCAGTACACTCACCCGCAATAACTTTACAAGGTTACAATTACTCAATATCGGGAGGGTCAGGCGATGGCAGGGGGAGCTTCGGCACGCGAAGGACTGGAGACGTCGGTTTCGGAATTGCTCGAAGAGGATGCGTTCGCGGCGGCGTTCGACGAGGCGGTGAAGCCCGAGCCGGAAGCGAAGGCAGAGCCGGAAGCCAAAGCGGAACCTGAGGCCAAAGTCGACGAGCCGGAAGTGAAGGCGGAACCTGAGGCCAAAGCAGAGCCGGAAGCGAAAGTAGAGCCCCCCGCGAAAGTCGAACCCCCGCCGCCCGCAGCCTCCGCCGCCGAGATTGGAGAGGCGGTAGCCAAGGCCTTGAAGGCCGCCGAGCCCGCAAAGGCCGAGACCCCGGCAGCCGCCGAGGAAGACACCCCGGAAGTGAAGGCGGCGCTGGAGGACTTGGAGAAGAACTGGGGAACCCACGCGGTCGCAGTCAACGCGCTCCTTGAAAAGCAGGCCAAGAAACTGAAGGCCGAGTTCGCCGAGATCCTGAAGCCCATCCAGGCTCAGATCGCCCCGGTGGTGGCCGCCACCGCCGAGACGGCCCAGGCGCAGTTCAATGCGGCGCTGCTCGCGCAGCACGCCGACGCCTTCACCATCATCCCCGACGTGGAGAAGTGGATCGAGTCGCAGCCCGCCTACCTCCAGTCCGCCTACAACAAGGTGCTGGACGAGGGGAGCGCGGCAGATGTGGCCAAGTTCCTCACCGACTACAAGGCGTCGACCAGCAAGCAGGCACCCGCGGACGACTCCGCAGCCAAGGCAGCAGCCGAGAAGGCGGAGGCCGAGCGCCTCGCCAAGCTGGACAAAATGAAACAGCCGGCCACCACCAGGACCTCGGTCACCGCCGAACCGGACCCGCAGGATTTCGACGCAGCCTTCGAGGCAGGCGCAAAACTCGCAGCTCAACTGGCTGCCTAAAGAACCAGATTTTCAAACCCCCGCTCCGCCGGGGCATTTCAGTAACACCTTTGCGGGAGAACACCCGCCAGGAGGTAGCACATGGGCCTTAACGTATATGGCGACATTTCGCCGGTGGTCGCGGGGTATGTAAATCCCCAGTTCCTGATGAGAGCGCTCCCGTTTCTGGTACTGGAAAAGTACCTCGACATGAAACCGCTCCCGTCCAACGCCACCAAGACGGCCATCTTCAGGCGCTACGAGGCGCTGGCCAAGGCGCTCACCCCGCTGGTCGAGGGTGTCACTCCGCAGGGCAAGACCATGCAGAAGACCGACATCCAGGTCACCCTGCAGCAGTACGGCGACTTCGTCCAGCTCACCGACCAGATCGCCGACCTGCACACCGACCCGGTTCTGTCCGAGTACGTCACCATTACCGCCGAGCAGTGTGCCCAGACCCTGGAGACCCTGCGCTACAACGTGCTGAAGGCCGGGACCAACGTCTTCTACGCCAACGGCACCGCGAGGACCGACGTCAACACCGCGCCGACCCTGGCAATGCAGCGCAAGGTGACCCGCGCCTTCAAGCGCCAGAACGTGGGCTACATCACCTCCCAGACCGCCTCGACCCCCAACTATGGCACCGTCGCCGTGCGTGCCGGCTACGTTGCGCTGATCCACCCCGACCTGGAGAACGACGTGCGCGCCATGACCGGCTTCAAGGACGCCGTGGACTACGGCGCGAAGGTCTCGGTTGACACCTTCGAGATCGGCGCCGTCGAGGATGTGCGCTACATCCGCTCCACCATCTTCGAGTCCTTCCCGGACGGCGGGGGCAACAAGGGCGCCATGGTCTCGACCACCGGCGTCAAGGCCGACGTCTACCCGATCCTCTACCTGGGCGCCCACTGCGCCGCCTCGGTCCCGCTGAAAGGCAAGGGCGCGGTCACCGCCCCCATCGTGAGGAACCCGGGCACCATCAGCGACTCCGACAAGCTGGGGCAGCGCGGTCACGTGGGCTGGAAGGCCTACTTCGGCGCGATCATCCTGAACCAGCTCTTCATGGCAAGGCTGGAGTGCTCGGCCACCGAGCTGTAATCTGATGGGGGCGTGAACCGCCCCCTTCTTCAAATCACCATCAAAGGGGGCTATCATGCTCATTTCGCTAAACAGCATCGTTACCGCAGTCCAGCGCTTCCTGATCGGGACCCGCGCTTTCACCTCGGGGACTCTGGCCATCGGCACCACCAAGTCGAAGATCCAGACCACCACGATCATCAACTACTGCATCGACGGTATCATGTACGTCAAGGCGGCGACCGACGACCTGTTCGTCTTCACCGACGTGACGGTGCAGCCGATCTCGACCACCAGGTACTACCTGCTCTGCCTGGACGCCACGGGGACCGCATCCATCGTGACCGGCACCGCGACCACCCTCCCCGACGCTCCGGCCGGCACCTGCCCGGTGGGGTATGTGAAAGTGGTCACTTCCGGCGCGGGCACCTTCATCCCGGCCACCACGCTTCTGGACGCGGCCCAGGTCACCGAGACCTATGTCAACCTGTCCTGCGCCCCGGCGGGCGCGCTCGCTTAGCCGTCCGACTTCCTCCCGGACGCTGCCCCGCTCTCACGAGGAGCGGGGCTTTTTACGTATCTAAGAGGCGGAGGTAGCGCATGTACATGTCCAGGATGCTTGAAGTTGGGAAAGCGGTTAATGGCTTCGTCGTCGAATGCCGCTGCAAGATCAAGCCCGAGAAGAAGGCGGACCACAAGACCTTGTGTTGCGACTACCCCGGCTCCAGCGAGAAGCAGTACATCGCTAAGGACACCAAAGAGGTGGGGCTCCTGATCGAGAAGCTCATGCCGATGCTGGAAGAGGAGTACGACTCCGAGAAGGATTTCGACAAAGCGTTCGAGGCCGCGACCTCGGAGATGACGGAGGCAAAACATGGCTAAGCGCAAGACCAAAGCAGAGAAAGCGGCGGAAGCCCTTGAGACCTTCGCCATCGACCTCTTCGACGCCACCCCGGTCCAGATCAACGGCGTCCTGGTCACGCTCCCAAAAGGGAAGCAGGAAGTCTCGAAGCACATTTACAACGTCCTGAAGGACGCCAACCTCATCAAGTAAAAGGAGACCGTGATGGAAGGCCTGGATCTGAATCTCGACCTGAACCTGGGAGCCGAAGTCCCGCCGCAGAAACTTTACAATGGCAAGAGCGAGTACGCCCCGCCCTACTTCACCATCAACGTCCAGCATGTCGAACACATGCCCGAGTACGAGGTGGTGGGGGTGAACGGCGAGGTGATCCAGATCACCCGAGGCATCGACGTTCCCAACATCCCCGAGGCATTCATCAAGGTGCTGAAGAACTCCATCACCTCCAAGATGTTCACCAAGAAGAACCCCGACGGCTCCGAGGAGCACGAGTGGCGCCCGGTGGCGGCCATCCCCTACAGCGTCGTCGAAGGGCCGTACCATGAGAGGAAGGACGCATGACTAGAGCCGAGGTTCTTGCAGAACTGAGAGAGGTGCTAAACGATAAGGTCTCGCCCTACGGGTGGTCCGACAAGCGTCTGCTCCACTTCCTGTCCTTGGGGCAGGACCAGTTCTGCAAGGACACCGGTTTCTTCCGCGACGCCTCGACCTACAAGCTGACCACCGCGGCAGGCACCGCATCCTACGCGCTCTCGACCCGCATCATCGAGGTGCTGCGCGTTTCCATCAGCGGAGCACAACTGGAGAAGTTCTCCGGGCTGGCACCGACGACCGGCGAGGGGCAGCCCTATGCCTGGCAGACCGATCTGGAGCATGGCATGGTCACGCTCTACCCGACCCCGGACGCCGTTTACACCGTCGACCTCTACACCTGGCGCAAGAGCCGGATCGCCTTCAGCGCCTCGGGAGACTTCGACCTCCCCGACGACATGCACCTGGCGCCGGTCGAGTGGGCTGCCTTCCTCGCCTTTGGTGACCACGACCGCGAGCTGCAGGACCCAGTCAAGGCGGCCGACCACAAGGCGCGCTACAACAAGGTCTACGTGCCGGCCGGCAAGCAGGCTTTCCGCAGGCTCTGCCGAGGCCACGCCTCTTTCGCACCGAACCCCCTCTACCTGGTTTAAGGAGTACCCATGGCGACGACCACGGTTTTCACCTTCGGCGGCATGGACGACAAGCACGATCCGGCCAGCGTCGGTACGCCCGACAGCTCGCTCCGGGTCCAGGACCGCGCCTACACCGGCTGCACCGAGATCGTGAACGGTGACGTGGATGACGACGACAACATCTCGCGCCGGTCTGGCTACTCACTCCTGGCGGCCGGGAACGTCACCTCGGCCTGGGGCGACGGTGTCGACAACCTCTGCGTGGTGGGCGGGGCGCTGTACCGCTACTCGCAGGGGGCGCTCAACCTGATCGGGAATTCACCGAATCTGATTGACAGGGTGGATTTCGCTCGCGTGAACGACATCGTCGCGTTCAGCGACCCCTACACCATCGGCTATCTGAAAGACTCAGTCCCCTACGTCGTCAATGTCCCGACGCAGGATGTGGATCTCCTGGACCTTGAGACCTGGGTCAAGCTCACCTACCCCGCCGGCGCGGATGCGCCTGAGAGTAACCTGGAGGTCGACGCCTTCTCCATCGCCACGAGCCCCGGGCGCTGCCTGGAGTTCTTCAATGGCGCGCTCTACATGGCGCGCGAGATCGTCAATCCGACCGGCACGGCCTGGTTCGTGTTCTGCACCAAGACCTTCAACATGACCCGCGAGGACGTGCGCTTCAACGTGGTGGCGGGCTTCAAGGACGAGGTCACCATGATCCGAGGGGCGGACGACGGCATCTACGTCGGCACCACCGGCGGCGTCTATTTCCTCTCTGGCGACGGCATCAAGGGGAGCGCCTCCGGCGTGCGCGGTTTCGTCCAGCGAAAGATCCTGCCGTTCGGCGTGGTGCGCGGCTCCGACGTCGCGGTGCCCAAGACCGAGCAGAAAGGGAAGGACGCAGTCGCCTGGCTCTCGGAGAACGGGGTGTACCTGGGTTTCCCCGGGGGGCAGTATCTCGACCTGACCGCGGATCGGGTGACCGTCCTGACTGACCTGAGTCTCACCGCTGCGGCGCTGGTGCGCCAGGTGGGCGCCTCCTGGCAGTATCTGGTCTGCCACAACGGCCAGACCCTCGCGGTGAACCTGAAGACCGGTGCGCACAGCAGGTACACCAACTTCACCTTCGTTGCCTTCTTCGACCAGTACGGCGCCAACAGTTCCGGGGTGTCGGTCCTCGCCGGAGGCCTCGACGGCACCGCCGTGATCGACGCATCGTTCACCACCCCTGCTGCCGACTTCGGCCTGCCGCAGTTGAAGACCTGCTCGGACGCCTACCTGCACGCCCGCACCGACGGCGACCTGACCCTCGACCTTTACGTGGATGAGACCGAGGTGGCCACTGATCTCTCCTTCCGCGCCCCATACCATCCGGACGCAGGGCTCAGGCGTCTGAGGGTCAAACTTCCCCGAGGCGCCCGAGGCACCAACTGGCAGTTCAAAATCCGCAACGTGGACGGTTGCAGGTTCACCGCCCTGTCGCTCAAGGTGACCCCGGCGGCGTCGGCCAGATCTATCTAGGAGACACTCTATGGTTACCCGCACACTCCACAATGTCGGCGACCCGGTCAAGACACCGGATGGCGTAGTCAAGGCAGGTCTTGAGGTCACGTTCCAACTGGTGGACGCGGCGAACCGCCAGCCGGTCACACTGTTTGACGCAGCCGACGAGGGCGGTGAACTGATCGTAGGCGACATCATCACGGTGACCACCGACGAGGCGGGGCACTTCACCGTCGAGCTTTGGCCCAACAACCGCGGTGAGATCGCCACGCTCTACAAGGTGCGGCTCCCGGGCGGCGTCGCGGGCGGTCCCGCCAAGCCTTTCTACATCCGGGTCACCGAGGGGGAGGGGGACCTTACGCTCCTGGCAGCCAAGGCCGCCATGGAGGCGCTGCAGCCTCAGACCCTGTCGCTTTTCGATGCGCTCCTGGCGAGCATCCTGGAGGTGGTAGGGACAGCCACCGCGGTGGTCACCGAGACGGTGAACGGGCTTATGTCGTATGTGGACAAAGTGCGGCTGAACCTTTTATGGGGTGAGCGGATCTATGCTGGAGCGTACCTGACGCTGCAGGCGGCCGACGATGTCGCTGCAGCCACCGGGAAGACTCTACGCATCTCACAGGTCTGGGGGACTGTGCCCGCGACTCTGAATGCGCCTCTGGTTCAGATCGTCCCAGGCGGCAAGCTGGATGGCGCGGGGAGTACGGCGATTGCCGGAACCTTTGAGGGGTCGGCAGGCTGTATCGGGGTTGGCCAGACCGTCACAGGGCTGCGGTACGCTGAGCCCGAGTTCTGGAGCGTTGACGGGACTTCCGACCAAGTGGAGATCAACAAGGCGATACAGTCGCTGGCCGCGGGCGGGGTAGTGCAGGGCACGGGCAGACTCTATGTCGTAGACGGGAAAGTTGAGGCGAACAAGGACGATATCACCCTCAGGCGCCTAAGGATAAAGTTCAAAGACTACGCAGTCGCCGGGAATGACACATCGTTTACTGGCATTCAGGCGTCCGGCGACCGGATGTTGATTGAGGATTGCTATGTGGACGGCAACCGATACAACCAGAGCTGGGGCTACGAAACTGCCGGATGGGGTGGTGTGTTCGACTGGTCCAAAAACTCCAACTACGGGATAAGCGTATCGGGGGACGACTGTATCGTGAGGCGGAACTACGTCACCCGTGTGACCGCCAACAGCATGGGTGTGCCGACGCTCGGGTCCAACAACACCTTCGAGGATAACACAGGGACCGATGCTGGGAAGAAGGGTTTCTACGGCGGCAAAGTGTCAGGGATCACCATCAAGAATAACTGGTTCTACGAGAACAAGCACGATGCAGGTATAGGACTTAGGGCAGCGTCGAACGTAGTGATGGATGGAAACCACTGCTTCAAGAACTACTATGGTATCTACGTAGGCGAAACCTACCTAGATTTTGGAGGCTACAAGACAACAATCACCAATAACTTCTGCTACAACAACGGCGTGAACAACGTATTCATCGCCCAATACTGGGACGCCCCGGCAGGTTTTTACGAGGGGACCAACCCTACCCCGTCGCAGGCCGAGTGGGACGCTACCGGCCTCGATGACAATGCGGTGAAGCAGGACACCATCGTCTCCGGGAACCACCTCTGGCATACCCAGGCATCGGCAACCCGCGCCAACCTGACCGCTTACGCCGTCGGTGCGCTGGTCAAGTGGTCTACCGGGACCACGATCTGGGAGTGCACCACGGCGGGCACCACGGCTGCATCGGCACCCAGCATCGCTACTGGTGGTGTAGCAGGGCTGGCCAAGGTTATCGGCCAGTCGGTAACGGACGGCTCCGTCGTATGGATCATGCGCGGCCAGTCCAACATAAAATACAACCTGGAAATCTACAACGCCAAAACCACTGTTATAGCCGACAATATACTGGAGTGGGGTGGCATCTTGATGTTCAACGCTATGAACACCAATATCCACGACAACAAGTTTCTGGCCCGGTACGTTGACACCTGCAGCTACCAGATTCGGATGAGTGGGTACGCGTCGGAGGGCTCGCATCCGAACCATCTTCTCGTGGACGGGACCAGTATCAAGAACAACAGGTTCGAGTTGGCGAACGTCACCAACGCCATCTACATGGACCTTACGACCGACACCGAGATATCCGGCAACAAGTTCAAAGCGCTGTCGGGAGGAACTTATGAGGTCAGGATCAACGACGCAACCAGCGTGGCCAACACCGTCATCAACCAGCCGGCCGGGCGCATCCGGCTGAATGCGCAGACCTTCACCGCAGGTTACAGCAACGCACAGACTCTCGGCACGTCCACCACAGCGTTACGACCCGCGGCCCCCAAGACCGGCCAGATGCATTTCGACACCACCCTGAACAAGGCGATCACCTGGAACGGCACGGTCTGGAAAGACGGCGCCGGGTTCACGGCTTAAAGGAGACAGCATGGCGAACTTGAGGACAACGGACGCAGGCGGGCAGGACATTCTCGAAACCTACTTGCTGTCTGGGATGTTTTACATCGACCTCTTCACCGACTCGGGAGCGCTCCAAGATGGTCAGGTAATCCGAGAGTTGGCAGAGGGCGGGGGCTATGACGACGTAGACCTCGATATAATCAACTATACAGTAGGGCTTTCAGGCGGGGTCCCCACTGTAGAGTGGGACCCGGTGGTTTGGACTTTTACTGGCCCCCTGACCAACGCCGTGAACAAGACCATCAAGGGGTACTCGGTCTACCACAACGACATCATAATCTTCGAGCAACTGCTCCCAGGCTCCGGCTACACCCCGGTGAACAACGGGGACAAGCTCACCATCACACTCAAGTACAAGCTGGGCAACGTCCCCGGTGGGGGAGAGCCAGCCTAATGCTGCTGCGCCCCCTGACCGACTCAGTCGAGTTGGGGGCGGCTATCGCTTACGCCAAGGCCAGATACGAGGCCGTAGCCGGGGCGGTGCGCCCCAACGTTTTCGCCTCCCTCTACGAAGGCGCGACCGACAGGCTACTGGTGCGCATCGTCCTGGCGCTCACGCCTGAGTTCGACGTGGTTCAGATCCTGGACCTCACCCCGGAGCCGCAGGACTACATCTTCATCACCAACCATTGGGACAAGGTGACCGGCACCTTCGGCCCTATCTATTTCGACGACCCGGAAGACACGACCCCGCACACCCCCTCAAACCTAGTCATAGGTGACACCGGCACGGTCATCCTGGTCGGCGGGGCGTCCGGGAAGCCGGTCGTCATGACCTCGGCCAACACGGGGGTGTGCAGCGTCACCCCGTTCCTGGTGACCTACGAAGACCTGGTGGCGCAAGCGCCGACCTGGACAGACCCGAGCGTGCTGGACCAGATCGACCCCGCCATGTGGATCGGCGGCTTCACCGTCACGCTAAACGGCTACGGGCTGACCAGCTTCACCATAACCCAGGCCGGCAACGGGCGGTTTCTCCCAGCACCCGACGTCTACAGCGGCCCGTGGCTGTTCGCACAAGGTCAGGAAGGAGACCCCAACGGGGAGTTCACATCGACGGGAGGTGCCTGCACCGGCGGCAACGCGGTGTTCATGTTCGACGACGACCTCTACGCCGACACCTCCGGGGGCGCCTGTACCGGCGGGTCCGCGGTGTTCGTGCAGGAGGTCTCTGTCACATCGTCGAGAGGTGCCTGCACCGGGGGGTCGGCGGACTCGTTCGGCTCGTTCGACTTCAGCGCCTCGGGAGGTGCCTGTACGGGTGGGGAGGCGGACTCGTTCGGCTCGTTCGACTTCAGCGCCTCGGGAGGTGCCTGCACCGGGGGGTCGGCCGACGTCGCTACGCTGAACCTGGTGACCCCCAAACCCACCGTCCAGGCGAACCCCGCGGCCGCACTATTTCCCTTCGAGTTCAGCGACAACAGGATCTTCACCCTGACCGCCACACCGGCCCGTGCGGGCTCCACCATGACGTTCCGCATTGTCTCGCTCGGGACAAGCTGCCGGGTGAACCTGATCGGCTCCCCCGTGTTTTCGGGAGGTGTGTGGACCATCTCCGCCGAGTTCTTCTGGGACGGTGCGGGGGGCGGCGCCACCTCCTTCAGCTTCTCTGCCATCGAGACGGCGAACGGCGTCTCCGCCGAGTCGGTAGCCTCCCTGGTAACCATCACGGTCCAGGCACCTGTCGGTGCTCCTACGGCGGCCTCCTTCGAGATCTTCGTACCCTTCGCGCTCCGGAACTCCATCTACGAGCACCTGCGTGGCACCGCAGCCAGGACCGGCTCAGTGCTGGTGTACTATCTGGGTGCCCCGCCCGCAGGGCTGACCCCTGCGGTCACAGGGGATGTGCTCACCACTGCGTTCTCCGACACCTGGCACGCCACCTATCAGTTGACCTACTACGTCGTGGAGACCATGGACGGCATTTCCAAGACCTCGAATACTGCCACGATCACCATCACCATAGCCAAGCCTGTGATGCCCACCCCCAGCTTCACTGTGACGGTGCCTAGTCATAGTGGAGTGGGTGGGCAGCCCTGGCGGATCGGTGAAGCGATGGAGTTTACCTACACCGGCCCCAGCCTGGCCGCCGACGGGACACCACTCACCCTGCTCTGGGCCATCATGACCCAGCCGGGTCCCAACATGGCGTACCTGAGTAACACCGATCAGCTCGGCACCTCCTTCGTCCCCATAGACGCCGGGGTCTACGTGATCAGCGCCACCATCTCGGACCAGTACGACCAGTCCGCGGCGGTGACCACGACACAGACCTGCGCCCAGAGCGTCGAGCCCCCCACGTTGAAGCTGCCGATGCAGGTATCGGCACCGTTCGTCGCTCGACTTTATCTCACCCTGGAGCTGGACGGATACATCGAGCGCAAGCGCGACGGGGTGCTGACTTTCCAGCTGATCGGCTACTCGGAGAACTGCCTTATCGAGTTCGACCACGGGCTGCACAATGGGGTGCTCTCGACATATCTGGTTTTCGGCTCGGCCGCGACCGCCTTCCCCGCCAGCCACTGGGTCGCTTTCACAGCCACCGAAACGGCGGACGGGGTCGCCGCGGTCTCGACGCTGATCATAGGCTACATCACGATCCAGGCGGACACGTCTGCGCTGTCGATGTCATTCGCCTCCGGCACGCTGTCCTGGGCCGGGGGGAAACCGCCCTACATGCTGCTGGTCGCCGGAGGCCTCACCGGGACTCCGTCGGGGCTATCCAGCCTCCTCGGCAGTTGGACGCAGGCCAAGTCCGTGACTGTTCCTGTGGTGAGCGGGTTCTGCGACTCGGCACCCTCCAGCGCTTTCGTCGTCAAGGACTCCAGCTCTCCGGCCAAGACGGCGAGCATAGCGGTATCAGCCTGCGGTGTGCCTGTCTGCACACCGGTCAGTACCCTGTCTATCGTGCCTGACGGCTATAACTCGTACCGGGTAACAGGTGGGAGCAAGTCATACACCGCAACCATCACCGGGAAGACCAACGGTATCTCGGTCAGCAGCCTGAGCTACGCGACCTATTGGAAGCTGTTCATAAGCGGCAGTTCGGGGTGCTACTGCACGGGCGCCGGGGTAACCGTGCAGGACTCGGCAGGCGCCTCGGTTTCCGCGACTTTCACAGCACCCCACATCACCTTGGCTATCTGCACGCAGGGGTGCCTGGACACACCGCCTCCGCCTCCACCACCGTCCTGGCAATACATCTGGCAGGGGGACTGCCAGATAGCAGCCGACCGGCTGGTCTACATGACCAACGCCCCCGGAGGGACGGAGTTGACCATGATATCCCCCGGCTGGGGTATCTACACCTACGGCGACTACCGGATCAAGATAGCCTATTTCGGACTTGAAGCGGCCGTGGGTCACACCTTCGGCGATGTCGAAGAATTCCTCATGCTGAACTACGGTATGTACTCCCCCTACTCATGGTTCAACATCGCGGCATGGGAGAACTATTTCGAGACCTTGACGGTGTCGGGGGTCGAATATGGGGCGCTCCACGTGGCATGGGTGATGAAAAGAATATGATCGAGAAAAACCACATAATGTCCGGGCCCGGGCCGGAGCGCAGAGATCGAGGACTGGGTGACGCCGTGGCGCGGGTAATCGAGGTGGTGCATCTGGACGTCGTGGCTCACGCCTATACCGACCTGACCGGGCACGACTGCGGCTGCGGAGCACGGCGCGAAGCCTTAAACCGATTCGGAGAGAAAGTCAAGGAAAACCTTGCGTCTTTGCGCCGGTTAAGGTAAGCTTCTCGCCAATCATTTTCAGGGGGTGAGCGATGACCACGTTCAACGCGCTAGATCAAGTAGGCATCATGAACGCATACGTGGACCATCTGCAGGATGCCGCCGACGCAGCCATCGCCAGGCTCACTGACCAGGCCACCACCTGGACCATGACCACCCTGAGTGCTGTGGCCAACCTGAGCATCGCCGCAGTGGCCACCGCCGACGGCACCAAGCCTTCGCTTGTCGTCCCGACCCTCCCGACCCTGTCCGCGGCGACCTTCGATGCCTTCGCCCCCAGTCTGCCGGCCGCCCCCACACTCTCCGGAGCCACCACGGCAATGTGGAGTGAGACCTTCTGGACCAACCTGAAGGGGAAGCTTTCGGCCTTCACCGACACCATCCTGGGGTCGGACGACATCGATGTGGTGGTGACCAAGCTCACCGTCGAGACATCCAAGATGCAGGTGGCGCTCTACGCCAGGGACTACGAGCGGCGCACCCAGGTGCTGCGCGATCTCTACTCGGCCGCCGACGCGACCACCGGCGCCGCGGGCTTCACCTACCCCAACTCCATGACCTCGGCACTCAAGCTGGACGCGCAGCAGAAGTTCCAGTTCGACATGTCGCAGACCGCGTGGGACCTGATCACCACCATCTTCGACTGGGCCAAGAGCAACTGGCAGTTCTCCGCGCAGCAGCAGGTCGCGGCGCACAATGCCGACGTCGACTTCAACACTCGCTACCTGGGGGTCACGGTGCAGGTCTATCAGGCTCAGGTCGCAGCCCTGGTCGACAAGTACAAGGCGGAGGTGGCGGCGGAGGTGGCAGAAGCTTCCGCACGGATCGCCGAGTACACCGCCAAGGTCAACACCGAGCTGGACAAGCACCGGGTCACCAATGAGATCAGGATCAAGGAGGCGGGCTTCGACCTGGAGGTGGACAAGGCGAACGCTCAGATCGCCCTGGACGACGTGAAGAACCGGATCGACGACTTCAAGGCCCGGGTCGGTAACTTCCTGGACACCGCCAGGGCGAACATGGAGATCCTGGACTCCAACGCCAAGAACCGTATCGAAGCGGCCAAGGCGGCGGCGCAGGCCACGGCGTCCATGGCGACCGCCGCAGCGAACATCACCGTCAACACTGCGGGGGCTTAAAGGAGATACTATGGCTGAGACCGCCAGATTCAACCCCAAGACCTATTTCGAGACCGACCCGCAGAAGCTGGGCGACACCACGACTCTCTCCGGTGCCTTGGGCGGGCTTCTGAAAGCCGGGACCAACCTAGTCGGCAACGTCGGGGTGCGGGGCTATAACACCGTCGGCAAGGCGTTCACCTCGACCACCACCTTCGCGGAGCGCAACGCCGCCTTCCCCGCGGCGAACGTGAGGCGCTACCAGCCCCAGGGGGTGGCCCCAGTCACACCCGTCGCAGCACCCGCTCCGGCCGCGCGGCCCGACTTCCCTGCGCACCTGGAGCGTGACATCTTGGCCAGGGATAGGGCCTCCGCCCCTGCTACCCCTCAGACGGCACGCCCCTCGCTACGTCGAGCCGTCGCGGCTCCGGCGGGGCGACCCGTCCCGATGACCACCCCTACGGTGACTTTCTCCGCAGAAGCACCGGAGGCCCAGGCACCTGACCGCGGCTATATCGAGTCGGGCGGGACCCGGTACTACATCCCAGGGAGTCAGGCTTACGACGGCGTGGGTGCTACCGGCCCCGCGCAGGTCGAGACCACCCCCTCTTTCCGCAAGCGGGCAGGGGACGTAGGCTACACCGGCAGTCAGGATGAGTGGGAGGACGACCAGGCGGCAAGCAAGATCAACAGCCGACCTTTCGGCTTCAAGATGGCTGCGGCGCAGCTGGCCCTCCGGCAGCAGGGCGAGACCGAGGAGAACAACCTGCGGACCAACGCTGTGAGCCGGCAGAACGCCGACACCCTGCAGGGCCACTACCGCACCACCGATCGCAGGACTACCGCCCTCCTCCCAGGGGAGGTCGAGGCGCAGGGGGCATCGCTTAGGAAGTCGGCGGCGGATGCCGAGAACCAGGAGCTGGTGAACGAGTGGTATCCCAAGGTGACCCAGTCCGGGCTGGACCAGTCTGAGGCATTGCAAGGGTACTACCGCCAGACCGGCAACGCCGCTGAGGCGAAGGTGGGCACCGACTTGACCCTGGAGAAGCAGGCGCTTGTGAACGAGCAGCGCCAGCGCGAACTGGAGGCGAAGAATAATTCCCCCATAGTCAAGGCCGACGCCGCCCTGGCCGAAGCCGTGGCACCCACCGTGGGTCTTCTCCCCAGCGAGGTCTCGGCAGCCATGCGCACCGGCTATCGCACTCCGCAGAAAGAGAAGAAGCCCAGACTCTTCGGCCTCCTGCGGGGCCAGAGCGCGGGGATGGTGAACGCGCAGGGTGAAGTCTACGACCCGACGGCACCGGCAGGCTACACCCCGACCGGCACCTTCACCCCTGAGGGCAAGCCGATCTACAAAGACGCACAGGGTAAGAAATTCGTTCAATAAAAGGAGAGGCCGTGGCCCTGACTCCGTACGAAGGTGAAGAACTCGCAGCCCCCAAGCTGACCCCCTATGCCGGACCCGAGGCCGCTCCTGCTGCTCCCCCCTCCCGGCTGCGCCGCTTCGTCGCCGACCCCCTGATCTCCGCGACCAAGGGAGCGATCGGTCTGCCTGAGGCGGCGGTCGGTGTGGCAGACATCGTGACGGGCGGGTACGCGGGTAAGGCAGCGGAGGCGGTAGGTTTCAGGCCGAAACAGGCCAAGGAGTATCTGGACACCCTCTACTCCCCCGAGCAGCAGCAGGCAAACGCCGAGGTGGCGGCGGCCGAGGGTTTCATGCCGACGGTCAGGGCGTCTCTCCGCAACCCCTCCACCATCGCCCACACCGTCATCGAGTCGGCACCATCCATGCTGGGTGGCGCAGGGGTGGCTCGTGGCTTGATAAAAGCCGGGGTCCCGACCTTGGCCGCAGCGGCCGCAGGGGAGGGGGTGGTCTCCGCAGGGTCCACCGCCGAGCAGGTCAGGCAGGAGACCGGGGATCTTTCGGGGTTGAAGAAACCCCTCCTCGCAGCAGGCAGCGGCGCCCTTACCGGGGTTCTCAGCGTAGCCGGAGGCCGACTCGCCAAACGTTTCGGCATCACCGACATCGACGTGGCTCTGGCCGGCGGGGAGAAAGTTGCCAAGAAAGGCATGGCGAAAGCCGTCGCCGGGGGGGTGGCCTCCGAGGGTCTCCTCGAAGAGATGCCGCAGTCCGCCCAGGAGACAGCAGCGCAGAACCTTGCCACCGGCAAGCCCGCAGGGCAGGGTGTGGCCAAATCGGCGGCCATCGGGGCTCTCACCGGCGGCGTCATGGGTGGTGGCACCTCGGCAGCTTTCAACCTGGCGGCCAAGGCTGCAGGGGTAGGCAAGGTCCAGGAAGACCTGAAGGCTCTGGAGACCGCGGCACCCGAGGTGCAGAAGGCTGAGGTCGAGGCACTGGCGGCGCAAGTCCACTCCGACGACCCCGTAGCGGCCACCACCATGCAGGCGCAGACCTTGGACAAGCTGGACGCGGGAGAGACGATCCTCCCCGAGCCCGAGAAACCCGCGACGCCGGAGACGACACGGGCCGAGATCCTTGAGAGCCTGGCCGAGTCGGTCGCCTCAGGGGGCGAGCTGAACCCGCTTGAGGTCCAGGAGAAGAAGGTCCTGGAGTCGCTGAAGGTCGCGCCGACCGAGCCGGTCACCATGCAGGGGGGCTCCAAGCCTGGCGTGGCGATCCCCGCACCGACCGAGAACGTCGCCGAGAAGCGGGCGCAGGACTGGCTGAAAGCCGGTCGGGTCGTGGTGAAAGAGGGGAAGACCCCGGACGCCGAGGTCGCAGCCCTTCTGGACGACATGGGCTACACCCTCACGCAGGGGGAGCGCTTGGACCGTATCGAGGGCGGGACGGTGAAGAGGCGGGAGTGGAGGGTAGAACCTAAGCA